TCGAGCTATCAAGATCATAGACCATATTAAGGCAGTAGCCCGCGAGGATCCAAAGAGAAAAGATATCACCCTGGATAGTAGCCACGCAAGAACCCTATTCTCTGGAGCCGATGGTGAACAGGTTAGCCGCAAAGAGTGCATTAGGGCCATGAGGCGAGCAGAGAGGCTATGGCCTGCCCTGGAATGCAGCCACAGGCCCAATGATGGTAGGCAGACTATGAGGATTACCGCCCGAGCTGTAGATGTACCCTACGCGCCTGAGGCTGACTGTTTCAGTTGGCAACGGTCCGGCCAGAGCATAGGACTCAGTATTTAAGGGGATTTAGGTTAATATAGTCGAAAAATATACAATTAAGTTCTATAGTCCGAGAAGGATAGTATAGTAGTATAGTATCGTCTAGTCGTAGACAGATTAGCAATTCGGTTATAATTCTTTTATAATAGCATCTTGATATTATTCTGTTGGCCAGATAGATCTATCCTCCGAACCGTTGCCATGTGAAACGCTCTTTGCAGGGGGGATAATTTTTATCTCTCCTCTCTTGCGGCGGTGGATTTTGCCAAGGGGTCATTTTGACCTCTTGCCTCGGCCCGGCGGGCTTAATCTCGCCTCCCTTCCATGCCATCCAAGGCAGCCGGATAGATCACCGGCCAGGGTTAGGGATTCATCGAGGGAGGAGAAGTGGCCTTAAATCGCATTACAGAAATTATTATTTTGGCTGGATTCAAGTAGCCAGTAGCTCCTTTATCCGGGGCATCATGGGCTTGGTAAAGATCTTAACCGACTTCTTCCCGCGATGGGTGTTTTGGGCCTTGATGCCTGCCTTAGATAGCATCATGCCTAAGCCCGTTGGCGTCAGCCCTACCTTCTCTGCTGCTTCCCTGGATGTAGGCTCTCTTCCAGCTTCCAGCTCGGCCAGGATGAATGTTAAGGCAGCCCTGGCCTCATCGGTTAGGCTCCCTGGCTCCCTGGCTCCTAGGCTCCCTGGCTCCAGTAGGCCGGGGCTCATGGGCTCCTTTAGTCCCTGGCCCCCTGGCTCTCCGAGCAGTTCTTTTACCTTCGCGGGAAGGTTCGCCATAACCAGCCCTTCCAGGATTGCAGTAGGCTCTTTACCTTCCAGGGCGGCCCATGCTTTCAATCCTCGGGCTGCCGCTGGCTTCAAGGCTATTCGTGGACTCCTCATGGATGGCTCCTAGGCTCCGAGGGATTAAGGCTCCTTTGGTCTCCTGGCTCATGGGCTCCCTGGCCCCATTTAGTTCTATGTCACTTTTGAGATTACCTGAAAAAATGCCATAGAACCGACACGGTTTAGTTTCAGTTTAGTTTAATTAAACTGAAGACTTCTAAAAATAGTTAAGATGGCATGAGAGAATAGAGGAGAGCCGGGGCAGAGCATCCCCGGCCATAGCAAAGAAGCCTTTAGCAACGACATTGGACAATTGGACACTAAAGGATATAAAAGTTTCCCATCTAGGATAAGACCTTCCTCCATTCGTTAGAGGATGGCCAGATCTGAGAAAATGTCATAGAACTATTTTGGTTGATCTGATAGTTTAGCCAATATATCTCTGCCCTCTGAGGTGAGTGAGTAGTGAGAGAAATTGTTGGCCTTCAGCGCAGGATCGGGACACCATATCAAGCCGCGAGAGTCTAGCCGTTTTAGGGCCTTTCGGATGGCAATATACGCGCTCATGTACCTTTTTGGGCCTATCTCTTTCTTGGAGAAATGGTGATAGGGTTCGTGCTGAGTCCATCCGTAGTATTTGGTCATGACATCCCGCACCATGATCTCTCCTGATTTGTCCGGCGGCATGGTGAGCATGGTCTTCTGTAGTTCGCTAAGTCCTCTTCCCATGCGCAGATAGTTTAGCCATTAAAAGTATATCAATCTATCGGCTAAACTATCGCAGGGCAAAAATGTAAGTTACACGCACTTGAATAGAATTCATTCAAAATAGCTCGATTTTAGCCTAAATTCTCTCCGGGCAAAGTAGCCATTTCATAAACTATGGAATTTTTATCAATTTTACTTGATCGCTCGCCCGATAGCGGTCAACTTTGGCCGCTGCTATCGATTCCGATAAGGCTATTTCCCATATCGCAAGGGTAGACTTATCGGCCTGAAAAGGGGTTTATAAAAATATCTTCTGCCGCGATCAGGAGAAAATGGAAGGAAAAAGAGATTGATGGATCAACAGGTTATACGCACTTAATGGGGCCTAGTGTCTGCCCTCGCCACAACCTCTCTTATATGCTCCTCCGGTACAATTTTAAGAATCAGATAACTTGACTTGCCTAGGCAATTGTTGCCTAAGAAATCAGTATCAGCTAGACTTGAGCGCCCATCTCCGTCTCCTATTTCGGCGAAGATACAATCAATACAGATCGTGCTATCATCCTGAGCAGTCACGTTCCCGGCCATCCACAAAAAACCAAGTCCGGTGTAAGACGTGATTACAACCACCATATCCCCTACTTCGGGAAGCTTCGTGGCTATTTCTGGTTGTGCTGCTGTTGCCGCACTCATTAAGAGCATTCCAATTAAAACTAATCTCCACATATTGATTACCTCGGGTTGTAGGCCTTCTCGGAGGGATCAAGGCAATAACAAAAAAGGGTTCGCTGGATGCCTCTTTCAACTTCCACCATAGTTCTCTTGAGCCTGTAGCCTTCCTCCCAATCGATAGGTGCAAGTCGGATACGCATGGATGATAGTTATATTTTTTGCTATTTATAGTTTGGTCATATCCGGCCGAGACGTATCGCTTTTAAATAATCAACAATTTCTTTTTGTGTCCATTTGTGTAATGTAGGATTTTGTGCTATCGCGTTAGCGATTTCTGTAATTTCAGCATCAGGGAACCGGCCTAATTCTTGCATAACATAATCTCTTTGACAAAACAATTTAGGCTTGCCAGAGAGCGCTTCTAATTTAGTTCTACCACCAAAAAAGAATTTTTGCGTATCTTCAGGGCATCCGTCGCTGATTTTTACAAAACTGTATGACGAAAGAAGACTGTTATTTGCCCCACGTCTTGTGCAACCCTCTTGAATCATAAGATCAGTTATTAGGCCGAGCGGATACTTTCTAGGCCGGCCTCGGGATCTTTTCTTTGGTTCATCCATAAATGATTATTGGAAAGTTTTTCCATAAATGCGTTTCGATTCATCCGATCCTCTTCACCCCTCGGCCGCCTACACTTATGAACCGGGCTACTGGTTGAACAGGGGGATAGCGGTTTTCCGCTATCCAAAGGGGGATAGCCACACTTAGCACCAAGTCGTCGTGCTCGGCCTCTCTGCCGTTGCCGAAACTCACGTTAGCCGTGTTGGGGTTGAACTTGATCTGATAATCTCTAAGTTCTTTTAGCAGAGTATCGCCGTATGGTAGCCCTTTGGCTATCTTAATCGAGCCACATTGAGCCAAGACCACAAGACAGCCGATTACATCCTTTTTAGGAGCCTTGACGGCCATCCTGTCTTCATCCCATGAAACAGAATCGCCGCCGTGAAGAGTGAGGCCAATGGCATTGATACCCTTCTTGCGGGTCGTGTCATATACCGGCGCGCCTACCCCTGTCTTGTCAAGGCAAACCGTGGTATCCGCCCCGGCAAGCGGCTTGCGGTTTACCAGGCTATAAACGTGGTTAATCTGATCGGGGTAGCTCATGCCCAACGATAGCCTCTCTAAATGGTTCACTACATAGGTTCCAGCATCTGTCTTCTTCAAGACAGCCACGGCACTGTAATCCTGGCTCTGGCCTATATCCCATCCCACAAAATAGCGCTGTGGTGTTGGGCGTGGATGATTGCGATACTTAACAAAAGCTCTGACCTCGCCCGGTCGCAGTGGTTCGTCATCAATATGCATGTGTACTTCCCCATAATGGTTTTTCGTCAGTGTCGAACATCATTTCAATTGTAGCATCACTAAAGACCTGGCCCATCGCTTCCATGAAATGACAATGGTATTCTTGTTCAAACCAGGGATTCGATCTTCTCTCTCCTTCCAGGAACTCGGGGCTTATGCGTGGGCATTGCTCTGCAGGAATTTCATAGGCCTCCCATAGGTCTCTCTCCTCGCTCCAGATCTTATGAAAATGGCCTCGCTTGCCGAAGGGAGTTGACATTAGGATATGGCGGCCATTGCTTACCGCCAGCATGGGCCGGACGGCGTTATAGAGATCATCCAGCACCCTAGCGGCTTCATCTTCCAGAAGGAGGGTCACTGCTGAGAAGGAGCGGGCCGTCTTCTCCGAGCCAGGGCGAGCTACAAACCTGTTGCCATTGGCGAACCGCACCGCAAGCTTGGTGTCGGTGCTGAGATAGTCGGAGGGCAGCTCCACCGCGCCCCGGAATTCATCGAACTTCATCATGAGCTCGGAGCTTTGATCCTGGCTAGGAGCTATTACCAAGCCGAAGCTAGGCCGCCTGTAGATGGACTCATGAAGCCCTAGGGCTGCACAGGTGGTGGACTTGCCGCTCTGCCGGGAGCAATTCAAGATGATCTTCCTTGACCGGCTCCTGAGAAGATCCACCTGCCACGGGTCCGGTGAGAAGCCGAGCACTTCCCGACACCATAGAACCGGGTCAAGGGAGTAAGCCAGATCATCGCCCACGGATGGCATGAACTACCGCCTCCCTGGCCTCGGGGTAGGGCTCCAGGGCATTGATAACAAGAGATCGCACTTCCACCCATTCAGGAGAGCTTATGAGCGTGATTTGGGGTTGTGATGCAATCCGGCCTTCCAACTCAGCCATGAGCCGGATTTGTTCACGTAGCTCTCTCAGGAAGGTTCCTGCTGCCCTCATATCCTGGCTGGCTTCGGCCTGATCCAATAGGCCAGCCGCTTTGTCTCTGACTTCCCGGAGCTGATCGATGAAACTGGCGGCGTTCTCCAGCCGGGCAGCCATGCTATCCTTTGCAGATCTGGTTACTTCCTCCCTGAGATCTGCCATCTCCTGCAGACGGGCCTCTTCTAATGCCTCTTCCCTGGCCGCCCTCATGGCCCCCATTACATCCCCCACATCGGAGGCAATATGATTCTCTAAATGCCGCCTCAGAGCAGTCTCGGAGTAGCCGAAATTCTCCGCAATTCGCCGGAATGATTCGCCGGTTAGATCCTTCTCCAGTAGCCGGCGATCCAATTCTATCCGCCGTTTGTCCGAGCATGGGCCGCAAAGTCGAGCCATTTCCCGCTCTACCTCTGGCCGCAGTACCGCCGGATCTCTTCAGGAGTCAGGGCGGATAACTCTTCTAGCTCATCAATTAAGGAAGCCGCTTCTGGATATCGCTTTCTCGGAGATAACATCCTCCGGGGTTGCGATGGATGTTCCCCTGCACCTCTTACCTGGCCCATCTACAGCGCCTCCTCTAACCTGGTCTGCGAACCGTTCTCTCTGGTTGGCTCTGATGGCGGGCCGTAGATGTGGCAGTTTGAGCAGATATAGCCGCTCTGGCCGTTGTTGTAGTATGGAGTCAGGTCATACGGGAAGGTCTGGCCACATAAGCAGCATTGCCGCCTAGCCATGCCTGCCTTGAATGTCTCCAGGCCAGGATTTTCCTCTCTCCTGAGGTGCGGGTCATCTCGGGTTTTCCCAGGTTTTCCCGGTGATTTCCCATATGGGAAAAGACGATTTCCCGCATCAAGCGGCTCATTTTCGTTTCGTGTTTTCCCAGATTTCCCAAAATCCTCTTTCCTAGAAAAAGAATTATTTTTTCCCTGAGACAAGGGGGTACTCTCTTCTCTGTTATTTTCCCCCTCTTTCTCTTTTATGGGATATTTGGGATAAGACGGATGGGATAGGGGTATATTGATGTCGTTTTCGTCTTTTCCCAAGGTGGGAAAACGGTGGGAAAGGTGGGAAAAGTCGGAGCCGCTTATCGGTTTAGATCTTGGATCATGGACCGTGACACGCACCCCTAATGGCAGATCTCCAGGGATCGAATAAACCTTGTACTTGCCGTTGTTGTTGTCGGTGGTCATCCACCGGGGCTCTATGCCGGGTATGGTGTCCGCAAGTCCCTTTATCTCCCTCTCCGGCCTGCCATCCATAAGCCGCCGGACCTTCTGAGTATTCCAGCCATCAGCCGGAAACTTGCCGGACAGGTGATAGAATATCCCGTTAAGTGTCGCACCCTCCGGTCCTTGATCCTTGATGTATTGGACCGCTTCAAACTCGGCCTTATCAAGCCTGGTCCCGAGGTAATCCCCCTGGGAATTGAAGAGCCTGGCCGCGTCTAGGTAGTCCTCGAAGTTGGCATAGAGGATGGTCTCGCCGTTGGGGCCTTCTTCTGTTATCCGCTGTCTATGCCGGATACACGCCAGGCCCGTCACCAAGTCCATGAACAGGCCAGGGTTCCGCCGGTTGCTGACATCGGAGAACTCTATTAACTGGCTTGTTGCAGGGTGTCGGACTCTATAAACCTGAGACTTGATGTCCCGCCAGATCTCCTGGCAGATCAGGGTTTGTTTAGTGGTAACGTCGGTTGTCTGGCCCTCTTCAGCCAGCTTTAAAACCAAATCACAAACTGCTCTATCCGTCTCTCGGGATGAGTCCACCCCAAAGCCCATAGTCCGGTTTTTAAGTTGGGTGTCGGTGTCGTTGCTGTCTACGTAGGTGCGGACTACTAGGAGCCGGGGTG